TTCTTCTGACATAGGTAAATCCAGTGGAACTTCTTCACCTTCAAACTCTGCAAAGTTTCCTATGTCAGTATTTAAGATCTCTATATCGGATTCATTTAGATGTTCTAACTTACCTTCCTGATATAATCCTTTGGCCTCTATAAAGAATTCAAAAAATCCTTCAGAACCCATTCGAAAGATATTCTCCAAAAATGGTATGTCGTTCTCTAAATGAAATCGGATTGCTTCACTGCAATCTTCACATATAGGTTTATTATAAGATGCAAAACTTTTCATTATAAAGCTTCCAAATACTCTTCGTTGAGTTGTGTTTCTAATTCTTCCACTCTGGTTTTCAACCAGCTGATTGCAGTAATAATATGTCCTGTCGCAGATGGACGAACCTTCGACTCTGCATATGCAATTTCTCTTCTCAGAGTATTTACTAAATCTTGTTTTTCACTAACGCTCATAATTTATCCTTTCTTTTTCATTTTGGTTCTCTTTGCTTTCCATGTCCTAGAACCCATTTCTTTTTCAACTTGTTCAATTGCCTCAACGAGATCCGGAATATTCATAGACATTCCACCTTTCTCCACGAGACTTCCGGCTTGTTTCCAGTTCTTCATTTTGACTGCGCGAGATAGTTGATCCACATAACCCTTCAACTTCATGTTGAGAGTGCTGTAAGTATAAGCTCCATTAAAGTATACTTGAGGATCTTCGAAATCTTCAAGACTTTGTGGATTCTGTACTTCTACTTTAACCTTCTCTGTGAGGTATTGTTTGAAATCTTTCACTCATCTTTCTCCCTAAAATTACCATCAATTAATTCCATACTTGTTGTGCCGCCGCTAGAACGAGTATATGCTCTACCACCGTCTATCATCTTATTTCCTACAACTTTATAGTCGTGGTGTGACTGACTGTAATAATACTTACCGTCTACTTCAATCATACCGAACCCAAGTGATTCTACAGTATCAGCATTAGTAATCATTGTACTGTGTTGTTGTTTATCGTAGTACAATCCAAAATATCTATTACCAAATTTAGGGTGAGGCGTTGCTCTATAGAAAATATCCATAGGCACATCACTTGTTGTTAAATCTGAAGTGCAAACATACTTTACTTCTATACCATCCTTTTCTGTGTAGATTTTTTCTATTTTTTCAACGTCATAAAGTGGGTCATGTTGTATGTTCATCTTCTTTTACCTTCTTCGCAATTGTTTGAAATCTTTCACTCATCTTTCTCCGAATACATCATGTAATCATAGACGGATGTCATATAATCACTTGCCTTAGTAATCTTTGCCTGAACCCATGCGTCCAATTCTATATCCTGATTAGGAGAATCTCTAAGCATCCCGACTAATTCATCTGAGAGTTGTTCTGCTTTATCTGCGAGTGCTCTGAGTTGAGTTAGTGCCATCTTTGATTCTTGATCTTCATATATATCCATAGAGTAATCCTCCTTGATACCTCTTTGTTTCTTCACCTGAGATATCCAATCTTTTCCGATACTATTCTTGGGGGGTTTGACAGACCAAGTTTTAATATCCTTATAAACTCTCTTAGAATCTCTTGCGAAATCTGCACCATCAGAGTTATCGACCACATAAAAGTTTGTCTTAAATGTGTTCTGGAATCTACCGATATTCTTCTGAACTCCTTTCCACATCTTTTCAACTTCTGCGTCTGGTAGTTGTCTTGAGCGATTTCTGTTTCTTTCTAATGCAGTCTCAAGATCCGTGTTAACAAAAATCATCGCAGAGTCATATCCAAGTTGATCCAAGTATCTCTTTTGTGTTAATATCTTCTTAAAGTTCTTTCCAGTTCCATCAATGACAAGTCCCAATCTTCCCTTAATATACATCGACTTCTGGATATCTGTCAGTTTAGTTGCTTTACCTCTGACGGCTTGTCCTTGCGGAGACATTATATCATCTGGAGTTGTTGATAATCCTGCTTTCTTGAGTAACTTCTCAAATGCTGGATCCGAATTGACAAGTTTCATACCAAGAGAAACTAGTCCAGTTTGACCTACGATAAATGACTTACCAGATCCAGGCCCACCAGCGAGGAATACTGCCTTGAATATAGAGGGATCATTTATGCCCTCTTCTAAATCGACTTCTTCTGATTTCTCCTTATCTTTGAGATATGCAGCGATTGCCATCTTCTGGATCTTTTTATCAGACTTACCCTTGAACTGAGGAGCATCTGACTTGCGGAAATCGTCTATGTAATCTCCGGCATCGTCTTTCTTGGGATCAAGTTTCTCTTGTTGTTTTTTCTTTTCTTTTTCTTTTTTTACAATAGCAATTGCTGCTTGTTGAGCAGGAGATACTGCTTCATTCTCTTCCTCTCCATACATCTTCTTATACTTTAATGTATGTTTGGATGGTTTTGTTTTCGCACCAGCATCGCCAGGAGCAGGCCCAGACTTCTTCTTTTTAAAATGTGCTGCACGTTTATCTTTAGTTGCTTTAGACATATCTCCGGCATAGTACTTCTTTGGTTGAGTACCCTCTTTGTCTTCAATATCTTTGTCCTGTGCAACTCTTCGAAGTTTTTCTCTGAGAAATATTTCTTTATAGTCTTTCATTAACTTTCCACAATTTCAAACTCTACCTTTCCATTTTCATAAAGGTATTCTCTGTTCTTTAGATGACCTTCTTCAATATCATCTTTACTCTGTCCGTGATAGGCAACCGCAAGTTTTTGTTCTATCATCATATCGTTCAAATTTAATTCTACTTCAAACGTAGGATGTCCAGCGTTATCTACTACAATAAATTCTCCCAGTATTCTACCAAACTTACCCTTCTCATCTTTATGAGTTTGTAGTAATACCTCACCATATTTATCTCCCATTAAAGCTTCCTGTAGAAAGTCTTTTGCGAGTAATCCAAATTTCTTTTCTTCTAAATCTCTGGTTCTGGATTCTGGTGTGTCAATTCCATACAGTCTCACTCGTTCTTTCTTTAACCAGACACCAAATCCTAAATCGATATCAACATCCACCGTGTCGCCATCAATAACCTTTATCACATCAACTCTATACTTGTACATATCACTTATCCCAATTTTTCGCAGCAGTAAAGTTATTGTAACTAAACTCCAATCTATCGACCAGTTTCACCGCACCCTTACCACTCTTATCGATAGCAACATATCCTTCCGGATTGCTTACTTCGTATCCATTTGAAGTTCTTATAAAGATATCGGTAAGTTGTTTCACTTTATTCAACTTCGTCACAATAATTGACTTCGCAGAAACCAAACCTTGCATGAATTCTACTAAGTTTATTATTAATTTGTCATAAGAAATTAACTGTTTTACCAGTTCATCTCTTTCTTGTTCTTTTACTTCTCGACCCTTCGCAGACTTTAATTTTGATATTACCTTTTCGTCGTAATACTTCTTAACATACATAGAATAATTTAGGGTTTTGACATTTTGTACTGAAAAATTAGTGCCCGACCTTATAAATTGGTTTAGATATGTTTTAAACGATCCCCCGGCCCTAGATTTAGAAAAACTCTTATCTTGCATAGATAAGAACTTTTTCAGTTCGGAAGATTTAATCTTTCTAAACGAACTTCCAACACCAGACAATATTTTAGTAACCTGATCGGTTTCCGATTTAGTAAAATTCGCAGTACCAGAAACATCTTTATATGTCGCATCATCCATCCAAACAGAAGATGGTTTGTTTAAATTAGATATGTTGACACCGAATGACGCAGACATATCCTGCAGATCACTTCCTTTGTATGTGGTGTGCCAAACTACTCCGATCTTGGCCTTATTAATTTGTTTTCCAAGATCAGAATTTACCTCTGCAGCATATACTAGAGTATTTGGTTGAAATGTATAGTAGGTTTTACCGTCTATCTTAGTAGTAGAGACATCATCAGTGAACATCAAGTCTCCCTGTATGACACCTTTGATATTGAGTTTCTTGAACTCGTTGAATGCTATCTTGAATTTGGAATCAAGTTGAGCAGATAGATTATCGTCATTAATATCTTTGATACTCTTATAAAGTATCGGGTTGACATTGAAAACACTTTTCTTTGCAACAAAGAACTTGCCATCAGAAGGATCGATGCCAGCAAATATAGCA